CGCTGACAGCTTCAGCTGCAAGAGCGGCAATAGTGGTCTTGCCGGTCCCGGCGCCGCCGTCGAGCAGAAATTCCTGTCCATCTACAGCAACCTTTCCAGCTGTAACTGTGATACAATTGGGCGCAAAGTGCTTGAACCACTCCTTGATCGCCTCTATCGCCTCAGATTGTTCCTCTGTGGGCTCAATCTTTGGCATCATTAACCTCTAACGGCAGGCTGTTTCGGAGAGAGCAGAGAGGACAATGGGCTATGCGTTGGTTGAGGGCGGCAAGGACGTTCAGGATGCCCTGAAGGATTATCCCTACATATCTATCATGATAACTTGTGACTATTGAAACATCTCGATGGAGTCGTTCAAGCTTCTCATAAACTTCAAATGAATCCATCAAATCAATTCCTTTTCCTGTGCCAGCCACAGCGGCATCGTCATCGTGGAAGTATATTCATCCCATTCGACTTGGCTCTTTGGCAGCCAGACGGTCTTGGCACCGTCGTAGAAGCGATAGGCAGCGGCGGTCTCGAAGGGCGGGACTAGCTCGCCTGTGATATCAGTCAGCTCACGCGGCATCTTTCATTTCCTCTCCAGGACTCCATTTCTGCATTTCCCCCCAGCTCGTTCTACTGTATTTGAGGCTCACCGGAATGATGAGCGGGTCTTTATAAGGTACGACGATCCGCATCTTTTCCATTATGACGGGGAAGATTGCAGGACAGAGATCGGCGGGCACTTGCATAAGGAGGCTGTCGTGAATTTGGAGGAGGAGCTGGGCTTCTGGAAGCTCTCTGTATATCCGAAGCATGGCCTTGTTGATTGTGATGGCGACGCCGCTCTGCGCGATCCAAGCTAGCGCTTGAGGCAAGATGTTGTCAAGCCGGTCGAAGTAAAATCGTCGGAAGCCCCACGGATTGTAGACGGTGCGGCTAAGCTGGAGCTGGTGCTTGATTCGGTTGTGCCAGCGGCCTAGGCCACGGTGGCGGCCGATCCAACGTTCGTCGAGCCATTGCTCCATTCGAGCGACGGTGCAGCCGGCGGTCGAAGCAAGGGTTCGGGCTTTGGCAGCATAGTCGGCGGCGTGGACGACTGACTTGAGCCGTTGACGTTGGTCAGGCTTGATCTGATCGACTTGATAGAGCCATTTGGCCTCGTCGGTGTAGATGTCGAGGCCAGATTGGAATATCTGCTTCAGCTCAGGCTCATCGCTCTCCCAGGCAACGAATTGGGCATCGGCCCGCTCGAAGTCAGCATCTACGAGAACGAAGTTCTCGTCGGGCCGGTAGAGCCGACGGATAGCGGGGAGTTCAGGGATTGGAGGCATCAGCTTCCTCCATGCCTCTTCGCATGTCTCATGACTGTATAACTCACAGCATGGTCGAGGGCACTGACGGATTGGCCAAGGATGTCATGCTTGTCGGCGCCCTGGAGTGTCATGACGGCGAGACGTTCGCCGGCGCACTGTAGGAGGTCGACCAGCTCTTCGTGCGCTTCTCGGCCGGAGAGCTGAAGCAGCTCGTTGATGGAGCAGTGGAGGCAATCCTTCCGTTCATGTGGGTCGGAGGGATCAGGGACGGCTGGGCTGGCTTCAGAGCCCGTCGGTCTCGCTTCGCTCGACTCCAGCTCAGCTTCAGTCTGGGTCCCTGGGAATGTTTTGCATGGAGCGGCCTTCAGCAAAGGCGGTTGAATTCGAGTTGAATCGGAAGGTCTCAATTCCGGCCACCCCAAAAGCATACCGCATCCGGCCGTCGCGAGAGAGAAGAGAGTCAACATAGTTCTCCTCAAAGGTGTCAATAGAGCGGAGAGCCTGGATGCGCTCTATCAGAGGGCGGAGGACAGGCTTCCTCTTCAGAAGCGTGTCAAGAGCTTTATCGTCCAGAGTTGGTGAGTGGCTCTTCCGGTGAAGGACCGGCGGGAGCTGGAAGTCTTTGTAGAAAAGGTCTCGCATTTGAGGGAAGGACTTCACATTCAAGTCATGCCCGACGGCGGTGTTGATCCAGGCTTGCAGATGCTTAGCATCTGCTCGAAGCTGCTTAGCAAATTCAGCCCGTAGGGCTGTGTCATGGTTCACACCTCGAAACATCATGCTGAAGACCGGCTCGAACAGCTCCATCTCGAAGAGATATTGGTCCCAGAGCTTCTGGCTCTTCAGAATAATGTCAAGCTCGTCGCTGACTTCGTAAGTGCGAACACAATCCTCCATATTGTAGGAAAAATAAGTTGCTTCGTCGTTGATTGAAGAGTCCCAACCTTTGCCGTCGTCCTTCCAATAGCGGTGGTAGAGGCAATACATGCTGGAGCAGAAGGCTAGACTCAGAGAGGAGCCCTTCTTGCTGGCGTGGCCGGTCACTGGATCAAGTTTGCCGCCGAGCATTCCAGGGAAAGCGACATGCTGCTTGACTATAGTGTCATGCTCGAATCTTGGCAGGAAGCCCCAGTTCTTCGCTATAATTTGGCAATCATGTAACCCATTATGAAAGATAATGGGGCGCTCAGTAAGAGCACGGCGGCAAAAAGCCAAAACTGCTGTTTCGTCATCCGCAGATTTCCAATAATGTGGATTGTCTCCGGTTCTCCGAACAAATGGGATACACATCGCTTGATGATGCGAGGCTGCAAACCCAAGGCAGATAACTCGACCGTTGTGGACTCGATCGGTTTCATAGAAGTTCTCCACATCTGCGACTAAAGAACGATTCGATGGGCTCACTTCGTTCGCCTGCTGCCAGACATGATCTTCAAGCCATGTTTCGACTTGTTTCACTGTCGTTGGGATGGTGAAGTTCCATGCTGGGCGCCTGATCTCGGGGTAGGCACTCTCTCGCTTCGCCCGGCGGAGGTCTTGGATGACGATGGCCCGGAAGACGTATTCTCGGAGGACGGCAGCGGGGTGGAGGGTAGGGATGAGCTTGATGTTGTGGCCGTCGACTGGCCCGCCGCTGGCGGGTAGGATTGAGCCCCGCCACTTCAGTATGCCAGTGAGGCCGGTCAGAGCCCAGAGGGCGGTGTTGCCTAGAGCAATGATGAGGGTGGGCTGGAGGCGGTCGATGTCATGTTGAAGCTGAACTAACCCCTGCACCACTGGAGGGCGAGGATAGCGCCCGCCGAGAGAGACAGGACTATCAACGCCAAGATTAGCCATTCCAGCAGCGGTGAGTAGTTGGTCAGCTGGAGTGCCATCGAGAACAGGGGCCTTCTTAGCCATAGACTTCTTTGCAAAGAAAGCATCAATTTCATTCCCTGGCGGACGTTGATGCACTACGTTGGTCAAGAATAGGTCGGCCCGGTTCCAGCCGGCAGCTTGAAGCTCGCTGTCCAGTTCATGCCCAGACATACCGACGAAAGGCTTTCCGATGCGATCTTCATCAGCGCCGGGGGCCTCGCCTATAAGCATGACTCGGGCTGAAGGAGAGCCGGACTGAATCAGTCTCACCTAAGCGCTCCAATTCCCGAATGATTGTGGGTCAAATTCACAGGTGCAATGCTGCATCTCTTCGTCACCTTCCTCTATTGGTAGGCCGTCCCAATCCATACAGTAATGGGCTAGTCGGCCTTTCAGCACGCGGCCAACGGTAGCGCATACAAACTACCGACCAAGGGGCGCCCCAAAGGGATGCCGTTGATGTCTGCCCCTGTCACTGCTCCCTCCAGTCGAAGTGGTGGTTCTCGCCCTCAGCCTTGAGGCGGTCGGCGAGGGTCTTCTCGAAGGCGGTCCAGCGGCCTACCATCTCGACGGCTCGGGCGTGGAGCGACTTCAGCTCGGGAGGGGAGCCCGGTGGCCTGTGCCCGCCTCCACTCTGCAACTCGCCTTTGTCGTTCATCGTAGCGACAGTGGGCAGCCTGCCATGCTTGATGCAATACCAGACCGGATCGTTCTCAGGCTGAGCATAGTTGATGAGACCCTCTCGCCAGCCAGCTTTGCAGCCGGGCTCTGAGCAGATAGGAGAGCCGATCACAGGCGAAGCCGACGGCGCCCAGCCCTGGTTGCCCCGGATGATGTAGAGCAGGAGGTTGAGGTCACGCTGAGTGGTCTCGACTTCAGCCGCCGTCGGAAGGTCAGCCGAAGCCAACCATTTGACGAGCTGGAGCTTGATTTTCCCAAGGTGGGCTCTGACCTGTTCGTTCACTGGGATCGTCTCCATTTCAAGTCGTAGAATTTACTCCGCCAAGCTTCAGCGAGCGTGCGATGGGTGAAGAATGGAAATGGCGGAGGATCAAAATCATCACTGACGAAAGCTCCTCTAGGAGGCGGCTCTAGTCTAGTCTGGCGTTCCTCAGCAGTCTCATAATAGTATCTGCTCATTTTAGGTGAGTCCATGAGACGCATCTTCCCTAGAAATGTTCACTTGAAGTTCAGCAAGAGGGGCTGCCGAGACCTTGCGCAAAGCTAAGCTACAGTGGGGGAGCCGCCCGTCGGTGACGGCTCCGAATGCTCTGCCCTCTTTGCTGCTGGCCGAGATCGCAGGGGGGAAGCGCCCCGGCTAGGCGGCCCGCCGGCTTCCGGCGGTGGTCGGTCGAGCGCTTACAGCAACCACGTCGCTGTAGATCGTCTCGATGTCGTTCGGGTCAGTGCGCTGCTTGATGCGAACGAAGCAAGACAGACCTTCGAGGTGGCGCAGGCTGAACTTCCGGCCCGGCTTGATGCCGACGGCCTCCTTCAGCTTGCCGAGCTTCACATTTGCATTCGGGTTGTCGTCCTTCGTCAGCAGGCGCTGGCCGCTGGCGTCGGTCTCCAGGAAGAGCCCGAGCTTGGCGACCGGCTCCTTGAGGGAGGTCGACGCTTTGACGTTCTCGTCGTCGATCACGAAGAGCACGTCGGCGGCAGTCCAACGATTGCCGTTCTTGTCGATGCCCCCTCTCATGCTGATGCCGCCCTCCTTGATGTGGGCGGAGAACTCCCCCTCTGGGATCGGGATGAGGCGGGTGTTGAAGTCGCCGTCGGTCTCAGTTTCGAGGAGGGCCGACGGGTCAAAGGCTGAGGTTGCTGATTGCATTGTTGAGGACTCCTAGTATGTGAATGACGGCAGACAGAAAGCAGCGGTTGCCGTCAGGGGCCGCTACCAAGGATTTGCTCGAAGCTTGGCTCAATCGCCTCACTGAAGGGCAGCTTCCTCGCTTTGAGGTCCATGTTGTTCTCGACGGTGCTCCACCAGAACCGATTTCGGTCGTCCCGGCGGGTGTAGACAATCTCGCTGAAGAGGTCTTTAGTGAGACGGGGGGCGAGTTTATTCCCGACGGTGTGCATAGTGAGCTTGAGGCCACCGAGTGGGTCAGGCTCCCGGTCGATATGGGCGATCAGGACGAAGCTCGCTCGGATGCTGATGCACTTCCTCAGCATGTTTTCAATCAGTTGCCCTACTGCGTCGTATTCGGGCCAAGTCTTGCAAGGCTTGAGGCCGAAGCTGAATTGCATTGCAGCCCGAGTGAGCCCAGTGAGCCCGTCGACTGCGACAGCAAAGCTTTCATCAAGCTTGTCCACCGGGCCGAATACTTCTCCGCAACGGTCACACTTGAAGTTCGCCAGACAATTGTAGGTGTCTAGGAACTGAGTATAATCTCGCTTGTTCGGGTCGGTGATCTTCTGGATGTCTGTGGCTAGCTGGACACGCTCGGCTTGGTCGATGAGGGTGTCCCAATCTACATCGAGCGGAGCGATGTAGTGGACATGAAGGCCCTGCTCACAGGTGCAGTCGCCAAGGCTATCCTCGAAGCCGGGCTCTAGGCTGACGACGAGGACGGTGCGGCCAACGCCTTTGAGGAGGCGGCCTGACCCCACTGGGTCAGGATAGGACTTCAGCAAGGTGCGGAGGGCAGTCGTCTTGCCTGTCGCGACTGGCCCCATCAGGAGCGTGTTCGTCCGAGAGAGGACTAAAGGCAAGGATTCGATGGCAGCAAGAGTCACAGCACTCTCTCCTGTTGTTCTTTGATAAGATCGTCGAGGTCACTAGCATGCTTATCCGGTTTTCACCCATGAGAACTACAGTTAGCGTGCTGCCAACTGCCCGAATAGAGGCCGTCGTAGGTCGGTGCGGCGGCACTTCCGCTGATCCCGAGCAACAGCGGCCAGCTTGGCATCATCAAGGCTGCTATACTCGCCAACGGTCTTGTGGTTAAAGCCGTCGCCTTTGCCGAACGATTTATCAATTACGAC